GCCGTTGCCGAACGTAGGCCGGATAAGGCGTTCACGCCGCATCCGGCAATCGGTGCACGATGCCTGATGCGACGC